ATACAGATAATGCTGATTTTATTTCTAAAATTTCCCTTATGATAATAAATGATGATAAAATAGTGTATAATTAAGATGATGTTATAGCTGATAAAGATTTCTCAAAAATATTAGAAATATAAGCAGAGAATGGAAGTAATGTTAAACCTTTAGATATATTAGAAAGCCTTAAAAAGAAAGATAATGGAATCATGAATCCTATTTAAAAGATACAAGCAGGAATAGAAATAAACACAATAACTTTTAAAGATTTAAAAGACTTCTGGGTAGAAAATTAAATTGATATTAAAAATCTAAGCAATGATGAAATCATTGATTAATACAAAAAACGTATTTACAAAGATAAATTTCAACTTTAAAATATAAATATACCATAAGGGGTTAATAATTTCTAAAAAGAGTAAGCTATAATGTGTCCAAACAATATGTCTATCGATTATAGAAAAAATATACATTTATTTTTGAATGAATTAATGGCATCAGATGCTATGGATTTAATATACTCATTAGAAATTTCAGATTTAAATAATTTGAATATGCTTGATGATCTGTTATTAGATTTATTAATGGAGAGATTACATACTTAAAAAGGTAAATAGATTACTGAATGGCTTGCGTTATATACTGATAACCCACATATTTTATAATCAAGATTATTCTGGATATTTAACATTTTAGGTAAATCAGAAAGTTAAGTAGATTATATGAACTATACAATGAGACATTAATATGATCTCAATATTTAAATAGATGATGTTAAACTTATTAATGATGAAACTGGTGTTGAATTATAAAGTTAACATAGTTTGTCAGAAATTGATCATACAACTGAAATATATGCAACATAATCATATGGTATCCCATTTCCTGTTGATTAGGTTTAAAAAAGCACTGTTTAGCCAAAGTTATTTATCTAATCCAATTATGAATTAACAGGTGAAGTAACAATAAAAGTTTAATAATAATCTCAATTAATATGATTTTATTAATTGCAGAGGTGTCATGTTGAAAGAGATAGATGAACAAAAAGTGGATGAATTGATGAGTACAATATAAGTGCCTGAAAATGATGATACTAAAATAATAACAAACGTTAAAAACAAAAAGAAGAAAACAAAAATAGTGAAGGTAGCCAATAAAGAATAAAATAAACAGAGATTGGTTGAAGAGTAACCAGACAGAGAAGATATAATTAATATTTAACATATGGCTGCTGTCAATTTACCATAAGAAATATAGAGAAAATTATAATTAAAATTATAAAAGACATTAGAGGCTGAAAATGAAAAGTTGGAAGAGTTTGACATAAATAAATTCTTTGATAAAATGAAGCATTTATTCATAATGGCTAGAGATAAAAAGACAAATAAAGATAAGAATAAAAATAAATTGAATTTAGCTAATTAACAGAATGAGATAATTAATAGATTGAATAAAATATTCTAAACCAAATCAACCACTATTAATTAGGGTTTAAAGATAAA